TCCAGGTCGCCCAGGTTCATCTTCACCTTGCGAATGGCCGAAGATGTCCCGTCCTTGGCTGTAATCGAAATGATTAGGTTGGCGTTTCCGGCCATGCTATATTCCGATACTCGTTAATCCTCGAACCGCTCGAGCAGCTTATCGTGTCGCTTGATTGCCGCCCACGCGGCGGTATCCAGTTTGCTTTGCGTGTCGCTTCGCCGGGACTCTTTGCGCAGCTCTTCGACCTGCTCGATCATCTGCACACGACGCGCCCGCAGCAGCCGCAGAATATCGACATGCTCCAGCTCCTCCAGCGTGCGGCCGGGAAACCGCGACAATAGCCACGCATCCCAGAACACGGCGGGGACCGCTGCCAACGCCGCCCCCACGTCGCGGCGTTGCTCGTCGTCTACTTCGTCGTCGGCGTCCTCTGCGTCGCTGGCGAGCCGGTGGCGCCGGATGAGACTCGCCTCTTCGCTCCCCCCAACGTCGCCAGATAACCCACCGCGGCCATCAGCGAATCATTCACAAATCGGTAGATGCCAACGTCGAGATCCTCGTGCCGGTCAATCACCTGTTGTGGCTCCGTCAACACCTCACCGTTCGCCGTATCGATGCGCAGCGCCACGACCTTCTTCAGCCACAGCGCCTGCCAGGTTTCCTGGCGATAAAGCTCGTTGAGCTCGCGCACCGTCCAGCCGTCGGCCACCTCGACGAAGCACTCTTCATATCCCTCGATCTCCGACTGCACCACCACCGTCCGCGTCATGGGCTAACTCTCCACCGGCAACCCGGAAAGCTCGAGCGTGCCCGTCCAGACGATGTCGCCCTTCGGGTCGGTGGCATCGATCTTGTAGTTGCTGATGAACGCGCCGACGGTCGCCGAGCCGGTCCACGTGCGCGTCACGCGGCTGCCCGACGGACCGACATAGTAGACCAGCGTGCGCAGCGTCGTCGGCGGCGTCAGCGTGTCCGGCGCCACGGCCTGGTGCAGCGTCTTGCTCCACGGGCCGCCCACGCTGATCTTGAATGACGGAGCGCCCGCCCCCTTCTCGATGGCGGTCGATGCAAATGTCATCGACTCGATGACCTCGACCACGTCCTCCATGCTCACCGAGTTCAGATGAGCGCGCAGGTCGACGCTGTTGTAGGTCAACCCGACATTTTCCTTGGCTGCTGTACGCGACATCTCGATAATCTCCTACTGGGTAACGCCATCCACGCACAACGCGAGTGCGGCCGTGAAGCCGGTCGCCCCGCCCAGGTCGTCGATGACCACTCTGACGTATTCCTCAACCGTCCCCGTCAGTGCGAGCTCATACACCCCCACTGCCGAGAACTGGATCGCTCCCTTGTCCGTCGGCGTGCTCATGCCGACCACCGAATCGCACTCAATCGACACCTGCGCATCGACCGCCGTGCCGTCGATTGCTCGCACGAACAGATACGCCGTGCCGCCCGCGCTGCCCGCCGCCGGCAGCGTGATCACCGTGCCGTTCCCGACTGCGGTCACCGCGCCGTCGAGCAGCGTCAGCCCGTTGGCGATGATGCCTTCCCACTTGGCGTCGAACTTGATCAACTCCTTGACCGGCGTGTTGAGCATGATGTTGCTGGCCCAGGCCGAGTCAAGCACGATGGCGGGATTGCCCAGCGCCGACGTGTCAAACAGCCAGGCTACCCATGCCGGTGATTCAGTGCCGCGCCGTGCCTTCATCTCCTGATAGATGTCGCCGGCGTCCGGGCCGGTGTAATAGCCCGTCGTCGTCAACATCCCGCCGCTCTCGGTCGGGAACAACTGCGCCGCTGGCGACTGCCAATTGCCCGCCTCATCAGACTCGACGGTCAGTTCCAGCGAGGCCCCGAACGTATCCAGCGAAAAATCGAACTCATCGAGCAGCAATCGCCCACGCCATGCCTTGACGCCCATCTCTATGCCTCCTCGAACTCAATCTGCACCAGGATCGCGCAGCCGAAGAGATCGGCATCTCGATCATAGGTATCTGCGCCGTCGGTCACACTGGCCACGACAATGTCGCCGCCGCTATAGCCGTCCAGCGCCGCCCGCATCGTATCGGCCAGCGTGCGCGCGTCGGGCCATTCTGACGCCCATGCCGTCAACAACACGTAGACCGTTGCTGCGGCGGCGGCCGCGCCATCGAACGACCATTCCCTCGACCCGCTCTGCCGGGCGAAGGTCGCCGCCGGCAGCCCGGCCTCCAACCGCACCGCCACCGGCGTAATGCGGTCGTCGACCAGGTCCGTCACGCTCGTATCGGCCAACAGTGCGGCCACCAGAGAGGATTCGATCATCGTGCCGCCGCCCAACGCTCCTCAATCAACCGCTGTAGCCGGCGCAAAATGAAAGCCGACGCCGTCGGTTGCGTTTCGCGGATGCTGACTCGGAAAAAGCGTTGTGCCTTCTGTCGGCCGACGCCCTGGCGCCGCTTGCGCCCCCGCTCGACGATAAGGCCATAGAAGACAGAGGACACGACCACCACCTGTCCCCGCCGCGGCGGATAGCGCAGCGGACTGTTAATGCGCTTTCCGTTGCGACTGAGCTGCGAGAAGCGATAGCTCTCCGTGCTCGCCGTATAGATGCCCCGTCGCAGCTTGCCGGTGTCGCTTGGCGCCCTGGTGCGTGCTCGTGCCGCCATCACCTCGGCGCCGCGCTGAATCTCGCGCACAACCTCCGGCGACTTCAGCGTCAGTCCCACCGCCGTCAATCTCTGCTCGACCTCTTTTAATCCCTCAAATTTGACCCTGACAGCGTTACGCCGTGCCATCAGATCTCAACCTCCATACACCGCAGCGTGATATATCCTCGCGGCAGCGGCGTCACCGTATCGATCGCCAACACCTTGCCGCCCCACGCCAGCCGGTCACTGTGTGTCACCGTCACCCCGGCCCGAATGACCACCTCGTAACTGATGAGCATCACCGGCCGGTCCGCCAACTGCGGCTCACGCCCTCCGCGCTCCGTCACCTTCGCCCACACCGTCTCCCCGTTCGACCAGGTCAACAGTTCGGCATTCGCCGCGCCGCGCGTCATCGCCGCTCGCTGGATCGTCACCTGCTCGGACAACTCGCCGGCCGCAATCGGACGCATGGTCAGTACCGCACCTTGAGCAGATTGAGCACCCGCTGCACCGCCGGCGTCACCTGCGGCGTGGATCCGACGATCACCGCCTCCCGGTTGGCGTAAATCTCGCCGATCTGGAGGAGGATCGCTGCCTTCGCCATGCCTGGCACGTCGCCGGCATCGGCATAGCCGGCCACAAAACGCACCGTGATCGGATTGCTGGAATCGAGCGCCACCGACGGCCAGTCGGCGCCCGGCGCCAGCACCACCCGGCCCGGCTCCGTCGCCGTATCCACCCGATAGTTGGCAGCGTCAAATGTGGCAGCCGTCCCGTCCTCGTCGCGATAGGTGATGCTGGTAATCGATCGCAATGGCGGCCGCGGAATCCAGATCACGCCGCCGGCCGGCCAGCCGGGCAAATGGAGATCCCACGTCTGCGGCATCAGCGCGCGCCAGCACTCATTCTCGACCGCCTCACGCGCCATCTGCGCATAGAGCGTCAGCAGGCTGTCCTCCGCCGTGCCACTCACCCGCAGATGATCCTTGATCTCCGCCAGCGTGACGGGCTCTTCGGTTGGAGGTGTGACCAGCGTCCAGCTACCGATCATGCTACTTTCGCTTTCGCTTCGCCGTTGCCGTCTCGATGGGCGTTGCCACCGCATGCTCGACGGTGGCAACGCTCTCGACATCGACCGCCGTCGCAGCGCCGACCGCAATCAGCGCAGCGCCCATGGCCTCAGTCACTTCGACCGTCTCGCCCGCTTGCATCACGCCCAGCGGGCCGGCCGCCATCGTCACCATTCGCACTTGCATCACTTGCTCCAATCAGGGCAGGAGGCCAACGTAGAAGCCCCCTGCCCTGCCTACAATCACGCCTCGGCCGGGCTGGCCACGACGGCCGCGTCGCTGATCGTCGCGTGTTCAGCCACCGGCAGTTCACGCGGGCCGTAGAGGATGGCCGTCACCGTGCCGAACGCAATGTTCGCCGTGGCGCTCACGCGCACAGCCTGCACATAGCGCTCCGTCGGCCGGTAGACATCGACCACCAGCAGCGTGCCGTTGACGTCGTCGTTCGTGGCGCTCGTCACCGTCGCGCTGGCGCCGGAGAGGGCCGCCATGCCGGAGTCGCTGTCGGCCGAGTTCTGTTCGGCCTTGAGCGTCGCAACGCCCGTCGCCACGCTGTCCTCGATCGGACAGATGAACAACACGCCTTCCCAGCCGCTCATGTCGATGCGGTCGCTGTTGCTGTCCGTGTTGAGAGCTGCCGCCACCGGCGCCCCCACCTCACGCACACTCACGTTCTTGAAGAGATTCATGTCTCTGTTCTCCTAATTGATAGCGAGAGAGGAGAGAGGAGCATGCGCCCCTCGCCCCTCACCCCCGCAACGCTTACCCCAACTTCACGCGCACGAACGCCTCTTCGAGCACCGGCATGCCGTCCGACTCCATGCGGCCGATGAGGGCCACCTGGTTGGTCGTGGCATACAGCTCGACCAGCCGCTGCATCTCCAGCGCCAGGCTGTCGGCGATCCAGTAGTTGCTGAAGTCGCCGAGCATGCCCACGTAGAGCCCACTGGTGAACGTGTTCGGAGCGTACTCGCTCACATCCATCGGCAGGCCCAGCAGCCGATCCGGCTCGCCGTCGCGCACCGACGGATACCAGAGAAACTGGCCGGTGCCGGCGCCGCCGCTCTCGTCGCGCAGCAGTGCGATCTGCTTGACCGCGTCACGATGGAAGATCCAGCGCGCCCGCGACCAATAGGCCGCCTTGAGCGCGTACTTGGCGTTGATCAGCCCAGCCATGGCAATGGCCGTCGCGCTGTTGCCCGTGGCCACGTCGCGGCCCGTGCTGATGCCGTAGTTGCTGGCCGTGAAGACACCGAGAGGCTGATTGCTGCCGTTGCCGGTCAGGAAGTTCT